TTAATGCCGTCGCGAAGGCAGGCATGGCGACAGTAGCTTGCGTACCATCAGCAACAGCATGGCGCCAAATGCGCACCAAAACACCGCGCTGATACCATAAGCCAGCTCTTGCCAGAACGAAGGCGGCGGCGCCAGCCAAAAATAGCGTAGCAACAGACACAACGGCAACGCATACAACGCACCGCGCAATGGCGCCAGCAGACGTTTGGAGCCGGACAGGTAACTGCCGATAACGCCGGGGATCAGAAACAATAACAAACCGGTCTTCCCCTGATGGTGATCGGCAATGCCGCTCTGCTGGCAAAAGAACATCACGCCAAACAATAAAAAACTGCCGATTACCCCAAGCCAATCGCGATAACCCGCCATAGGTTTACCTCCCTTTGCAAACAACCACTGCGGCCAGACCACAGAAATCGGAACCCACAGCCGCAAAAAACAGTGCGCAGCTGGACTTTTTCCTTGGCTAAAAGAGAGTTAAAGGTAGAAAGGCGTGCAGGATAGCTGCTTTATGCTGGCTGTCCTGCCTCAGAGCGTCTAGAATAAGCGCCGCCGATCGAGGGATCGCGTTATCTTCGCTGATTGGTTTTTTATCGTAATCTATCCCTATATCCCATGGCTGAATTTATCTTTTATAGTCAGCCATATCAATCACTTACTGGTAAACAATAAGTTATCCTCCGTGAACATAAACGTCGCTAGTTTGTTAAACGGTAACTACATTCTGTTACTGTTCGTGGTACTCGCCCTGGGGCTCTGCCTCGGTAAACTTCGCTTGGGTTCCGTCCAACTCGGTAACTCCATTGGAGTTTTAGTGGTTTCGTTGTTGCTCGGCCAACAACATTTCGCGATTAACACCGAAGCGCTAAGCCTGGGCTTTATGCTGTTTATTTTCTGCGTCGGAGTAGAAGCCGGGCCCAACTTTTTCTCTATTTTCTTTCGCGACGGCAAAAACTATCTGATGTTGGCGCTGGTGATGGTCGGCACTGCCATGGTACTGGCGATCGGTCTCGGTAAGCTGTTCCATTGGGATATCGGCCTGACCGCCGGCATGCTCGCCGGGTCAATGACCTCAACGCCGGTTTTGGTCGGTGCCGGCGATACATTACGTAATACCATCACCAACGGCCCGGCGCTGCTTTCCGCGCAGGATCACCTCAGCCTGGGCTACGCCCTGACCTACCTGATCGGTCTGGTCAGCCTGATTTTTGGCGCGCGTTATCTGCCGAAGTTGCAACATCAGGACTTGCCGACCTCCGCACAGCAAATCGCCCGTGAACGCGGCCTGGATACCGACAGCCAGCGCAAGGTCTATCTGCCAGTGATCCGCGCCTACCGCGTCGGGCCGGAGTTGGTGGCCTGGGCTGACGGCAAGAATCTGCGTGAACTGGGCATCTATCGCCAGACCGGGTGTTATATCGAGCGCATTCGCCGCAACGGCATCCTGGCGAACCCTGATGGCGATGCGGTACTGCAAGTGGGCGATGAGATTTCACTGGTCGGCTATCCGGACGCCCATGCGCGGCTGGATCCCAGCTTCCGTAACGGCAAGGAGGTGTTCGACCGCGACCTGCTGGATATGCGCATCGTTACCGAAGAAATCGTGGTCAAAAACAGCAATGCGGTTGGCAAGCGCCTCAGCCAGTTGAAACTGACCGATCACGGCTGCTTCCTCAACCGCGTGATCCGCAGCCAGATTGAAATGCCGATTGACGACAGCATCGTGCTGAACAAGGGCGACGTACTGCAGGTGAGCGGCGATGCCCGCCGAGTGAAGAGCGTGGCAGAAAAAATCGGCTTTATTTCGATTCACAGCCAGGTCACCGATTTGCTGGCGTTCTGCGCCTTCTTCATTATCGGCCTGCTGATTGGTCAGATCACCATTCAGTTCAGCAATTTCTCGTTCGGCATCGGCAATGCCGCCGGGCTGCTGATGTCCGGCATCATGCTGGGCTTTTTGCGTGCCAACCACCCTACCTTCGGCTATATCCCGCAGGGCGCGTTGAATATGGTCAAAGAGTTCGGGCTGATGGTGTTTATGGCCGGGGTTGGCCTGAGCGCCGGCGCCGGTATTGGCCACGGCCTGGGCGCCGTCGGTGGGCAGATGCTGATTTCCGGCCTGATTGTCAGCCTGGTGCCGGTGGTGATTTGTTTCCTGTTCGGTGCCTACGTGCTGCGTATGAACCGCGCGCTGCTGTTCGGTGCCATCATGGGCGCCCGCACCTGCGCGCCAGCAATGGAAATTATCAGCGACACCGCACGCAGTAACATTCCTGCGCTGGGCTATGCCGGTACCTACGCTATCGCTAACGTATTGTTAACCTTGGCGGGTTCATTGATCGTGGTGCTGTGGCCGGGAATTCTCGGCTGACAGTTAAGAAAAAGAAATGGGTTAGCGCAAAATATTTTTGAAATTTTTGTCATCAGGCAGAACTTTTTGCCTGGGGGGCAGTCTGAATTAGTGCCACTGCTTTTCTTTGATGTCCCCATTTTGTGGAGCCCGATAGTCCCGCCTTTTTAGGTTCAAGATTATCGGGTTTTTTGTTGCCTAAAAAAAATAACCTTATAATACAACAACCTAAAAACACCACACCCCCCCAATGGCGGCAAAGTGGCGGCAGCCATTTTGCAGGCACAAAAAAACCTGCTTTCGCAGGCTTCTTTAAATCCATAGTGTTCCCTGATTGTTTCTCGTGGGGTGCGGTGGAGCAATATCAACTTTTCCCGGTGACACAATCTGCCGTTGGATAGATTCCAGCGTCACGAAAGTACAGCTGCAATTTATATTCTGGCATTGATGGTAACGCTCTTTCGTATTCTCACTTAAATAACGGCTGGTACGCGCATGTGCAGCAGTCCGGCATAATGGGCAATGCATCATTTCTTGTTCTCCCTGGCTTTCATCCTCAGCGCTGATGATACGCTTGACGATCGCCAAGAAAACTATCTTTAAGTGAATTTACAATATTAATTCACATTATGAGATATCGCAATCCACGTCAGACAGTAAAACCTCCAACTCCAAATCCGTCGTAAAACCGCTGCCGCTGACGTTATGTGTCACTTTGCTGACTAACCAGCCTTGCGCGTCTATCACCGCCTTAAAACCACTGAGCTGTACCGGAGTTTCCGGAACGATGTCGGCACAGCCCATCGCCAGGGACAACGAGAACTCAGCAACACCCCGCTGTAACTTTTCCCATTTAGCTTGCGCAGCGCGCATGGCGGCGGCTTTGGTTGCATACAACGTCGTGATAGTAAAAACGTTATCCGCAGAACCTGCCAGGTAATCGCCTTTCGCTTCCTCTACGGGCTTCGCAGCGCTCTTCCCTGCCGGTTTGGCCTTCGGGTGCTGCAATGCCCGTAAATGCTCCCGCTTAACCTTGCGCTGTAGCTTCACCTTTCTAGGCTTGGGCTTTTTGGTATTGAACCAGCTCGCCGTTACCCCCGTGTAGGCATCGCGATCGGCAATGCTAAATGTGTGGCTGTCGCCATCCCGGCGGCTAATCGTAAACATCGGCATGGGTTTGCCGTTCACACTTAACCCGTGCCCCGGCTTCATAAACAGCAAATAGCCATTTTTAACCGCCGCCACCGCGCCATTGAGTCCGGCCAGGCGCGTTAAAAATGCCGCGTCACTCTCCTGAGTCTGATCAATATGGCTGACCTTTACCACGTCCAGCTCGGCGGCGACTTTTGCCCGCAACTTATTGCGCCCGGCCACCTGCGTCACAATGTTGCCCAAGGTGGTGTCGTGATACGACGTTTCCCGACGCATATTCAGCGAACCGGTAAAATCAGCACTACGGGCGCGAATGGTTAGCGTATCCGGCGCGCCCCGGTGTTCAACCTCGTCAACGGTAAACTTACCCTTAGGCGTCAGCGGTGAACCTTCCCAGCCCAAGGACAACGACAGTACCGCATTACGCTGCGGCATCACCACAAGCCCGTCGCTGTCGTCCAGCTCGATGTCGAGTTGGTCAGCAGCAAAACCCCGGTTATCCGTCAGCGACAACGACAACAGGCGCTTACTGATATTTTGCGTTATATCCTTGCCTTGCAACGCCAGGGAAAACGCAGGAGCGACGCGCGCCCCCGCCGGTAATGAAACACCGGTAATCATGAGAAAAGCCCCCCAACGCGTTGCGATGCCGAATCATAAATAGCGCTGGCCTGCTGACGCAGATCGCCGAACATGGCGCTCAATGACTCGTCCACCCGTTTCAGCGTGAGCGTAAACTCAGTGCGGCGCGGGCTGCCATCGGCAAAAAACTCCGCGCTATCTTCGGTTAACGACTCAATCACAAACATGCCGTAAATGGTGCCGTCACCGCCGACCAACGGCCAGGCGCGCCCCTGGTCGGCCAGCAGTTGCAACGACATCAACGACCAGCGCCCGCCGGTGATTTCCGGCATCAGTACGCCGGACAGCGTCACCGTTTCATTATCCACCCCAATAAACTGCATCGCAGGCCGCAGACCAATGCGGGCATTACTCGGCCAACGGTATTCAACCTGCCGCGTCATCGTCTGATAAGGCAAGGTTTGCAGCATAAAAACGAATAGCCCAAGGGTTAACATCATGCCGTTATTCTCCGTCACTCATCCGGCTACGGCGTGCCGCAGCCTGTTTGCGTTGTTCACTGGCCAACTGGCGCGCCACCTCCCGCGCTATGCCCTTCTCGTCCTGCCCTGGTGCGGCATGGATCGTGAAGTAGACCGGCGCAGGGTTGGCCGCCGGTTGCGCCAGTGCCGGTTGTGAGGCCATCACCGGCGACGACAGCGTTAACATCGCAGCGGACACCGCCGCAGGCGTCACGCGCGCACCGGCGGGCGCATCGTTCTTCGTTACCGTGGCGCTGATTTCCGCCTTGTCTGCGCCAGGTTTCATCCAGTCCGGCAGCATATCCGTGAGGCTGGAAAACTTATCTTTCAGCGCCTGCCAACGCTCGCTAATCCCGTCAATGATGCCGTTTATCATGTTTAAACCGGCTTCCTTGAACTTACCCGGCAGGGCTTTTACATCGCTGACCAACTCCCCCCACTTGCCACCCAGCCAGGACTTGAGATTGTCCCAGGCGTTTTTTGTCGAGGCTTTGACACTTTCCCAGGCTTGCGCGGTGGCCGTCGTAATTGTGTCCCACGCCCCCAGGGTGGCGTCTTTAATCGTTTCCCAGGCGGCTTGGAACTTAGGCGCGAGCGTGTCCCAGTTCTGCCAGATGTAGATCCCCGCCATCGCTATCAGGCCGATAACGGCCAGAATGGGGTTAGCCATCAGCGCCCGCCCCATCCAGAGCAACGCCGAACCCACAAGGCGAATGCCTTTTACCAGGCCGCCTAATGAGATACGCCCAACGGCAGCCATCAGACGCCCCAGACCACGAGCACCTTGGGTTATGCCTTTAAAAGACAGCTTGCTGGAAACCTTGGTAAGCCACCACAGGCCGCCGGCCAGCTTGCGAACGGGCAACAGCAACAGGCTAAACCCGGCAATCACCGGCGCGGCCAAAAAGCCCAGCAATGCCATGCCGCCGATCGCCGCCGTCAGGCCCATAGCGACCTTAAACAGGGTTGCGGCCAACTCCGGGTTTTTCTTTGCCCAGGCACCCGCCACGCCCAGCCATTCGGTAGCGCTTTGGGTTAGCTGCCGTAGCCCGCTGTTTTGTTTGTCGAACACCTCAATCTGAATATCTTCATACGCGGAAGACAGGTTTTTCAGGTCGCCATCCAGGTTGTCGGTTTTGGTCTTGGCGATCGCCTCGGTTGCGCCTTTTGCGTTGCTTACTGTGCCGTGTTTGTCGGCTAACTTGCCATTACCGGCGGCGTCAATCAGCTTGATAGCGCCTTTCATCGCCTCTTCGCCGAAAATGGTTTTCAGGTATTCGGCCTGCTGCGCGGTGCCCAGCCTGTTTTTGCGGAACGACTTATCAATACTTTTGAGAATGTCCGCGATCGGCAACATGTTGCCTTTTTTATCCTTGGTTCTTACCCCCAGCTCATTCAGCGCGTCTTGCGCCTGGCCGACCGGTGCCTGGAGTCGGGTAAACATCGCGCTCGCCGCCGTCCCGGCCATGCTGCCCTTAATGCCGTTATCTGCCAGCACGCCCAGCATCGCCGTGGTGTCTTCAATACTTGCCCCGGCGGCCTCCGCGATCGGCGCAACGTATTTCATCGCCTCGCCAAAATCCAGCAGGTTGCTGTTCGAACTGGTGAACCCTTTGGTCATCACGTCCGCAACGCGCTGGATCTTCCCGATCGGCAAGTTAAACGATGATTGCATGTTGGTGATAATGTCCGCCGCGTCGGCAATATCCAAATCCGACGCCAGCGCCAGGTTAACGGTGCTTTCCGTCGATTTGAGAATGGCATCACCGTTAAACCCGGATTTCGCCAACACGGACTGCGTGCGGGCGACATCCGTCGGCGAGAATGCCGTGGCTGCGCCAATGTCTCGCGCCTGTTGGCGGATTGCCGCCAGTTGCCTGTCGTCCTTGGCTAATCCCAGCGTCGCCTGGGTGTCTGACATCTGCCGGTCAAACTGGATACCGGGCGCAATAAACCGGCTTTCGGCATAGCCCGCCGCCGTCGCAACGCCCAGGCCAACCGCGCTTTGATTACGCAGGGATGCCGCCGCCCCTTTGCCCGCCTGCGCATACCGCTGGACACGGGCTAACGACGCCTGTTTTTTACTCAGCCTGTCCAGCTCGCTGCGCTGGCGGTTCAAGGTTGCCGTGGCCTCACCGGCACTCTGTTTCAGGCGCCGCTGTTCAGTCGCCAGATTGCGGGTAGCGATGCCATCGGCATGCAGGGCATTGCGCTGCCGCTGCACCGTCTGGCGCAGCCCGTTATATTTGGTTTGCAGTGCGGCGGCCTGGCTTTTGGCCGCCGCCAATAGCCGCGCCTGCTGCGCCGTCGGCTTTTCAGTGGCCTTGAACTTGGCCGCCAGCTCGGCGGCTTCGCGTTTGGCCGCCGCCAGGTTCTGCTTAGTCACGGCTAATTGGCCGTTGGCCTTGCGGAACCCCTCAATTTTGGCCGCCTGCGCGTCCAGGGTTTTCAGGGTCTGCTGGGTGGTTTTGATGTCACCGGCCAGGGTTTTACTGGCCGTTTGGATACTCTTTAGAGGGCGGGTAGCCTTATCAACGGCCTGTAGCAAAACCTGTAACTTGAGGCTATTACTCATCGTGTTTTATTCCGCTCCGCTGCAATGCTCTATAACGCCAATTCAATAAATCCGTGAGGGACATTGCGGCCATTTCTGACGGCGGCCAGTGGAAGATCACCGCAATGTCCGCCATCAGGTCATCAACGCTTAAACGGGCGTCAATATTCAGGCTTCCGACTTCGGCGACAAAAAACCAATCACCTGGCCGGCCAGGGCGACAAAGTCCGGCAGTTCCAGGCGTGCGCACTCTTCTTTAGTCAGGTTCGGGTAGGTCACGCGGGGCAGAATAACCAGCAGCGCATCAACATCGGCATTCGCTACGGCGGCCAGGCCAACGCCGCGCAAACTGCCTGCATTGGGCTTGATGATCTGCACATCAGTAATGGTGGTATCACCGCGCTTAATCGGGTAATCCAGGGTTACGCTATTTTCGTTTTTCATGTCATTCATCGGGATAATCTCTTGTCAAAATCAGGGGAAACAGACCAGCCCGCAGGCTGGCATTCACTTATAGGCCAATGGCTTTACGGTGCTCGGCCAGGCGATCGACGCCGTCCACTTTCTCCACCATGTTCACGGTGTCGATTTCAATCAGCTCCTTGCCGTCAATGGTAAGTTTGAAGTAGGTGCAATCGGTGGAAACCTTGGTTTCCGTGTTTTCGCCTTGCTTGTACTCGCCAAAATCAAACTCTTTATGACGCCCGCGCATGACCACTTCCACGGCGGAAACTTCGCCGGTGTCGTCACGTTGGAAGGAACCGGCAAAGCGCAGGGGCACCGCATCCACCGCGCCCCATTGCGCCAGCATCAGTGAATCAATACCGCCGATTGTCCATTCAACGGCCAGCGCGTCGTCGTCCAGGCCAAAATCGACCGATGCCGCGCCGCTCATGCCGCCGCCCCGGTACTTATCCAGTTTGCGGGTCAGTTTCGGCAGCGTCAGCGAGGACACAACGCCCACGTAACTAAAGCCATCGTTAAACAGGTTCAGGTATTTCAGTTTTTTCGGTAATGCCATGTGCTAACGCCTCCTTAGCGGTTCACAGACGCGGCGAACGTCGCCAGGTATTTGTCGGTAATGCGCTGACGCAGAGTTAAATCTTCCAGCGGCGGCACCGGCGTGTAGTCATAATCAATAAACAGTTTCCCCGCCTTCAGCGTTTCGGTGTCGTTGGCGCTGTCGTCGTACCAGCAATTGCCGTCGATAATCAGCCCGGCGGATTTCAATTCACGGAACTTGGCGTTAATGCCGTCGATCATGTCACGCACCAGCGTAGGGGTGAGCGGGCGGTCAATTGCCCACAAATGCGCCTCGGCCATCGTGTCTGCAATCACCTGGGCGGTGCGGGTGTAGTTTTCAAACTGGAACAGTGGATCGCTGGAACAGGTGCGCGAACCCCAAAACTTAAACCCGTCTTTACGGATCAGCGTGGTCACGCACGCCTTGTTTAACAGGTCGGCATCGGTGCCCGCTGCCTGCAAATCCCAAAACACGCTCGCGGTGATACCGGTCACGCCGTTTACGCCCACGTTGGATAACGTCTTGTGCCAACCGGTTTCGGTGTCGATTTTGGCGCGCAGCCCCAGCGCCCGCGCCGTGGCGTAGGCAATGTCGCTGCTGTTGGTGGCGATGTTCCAGCTCATAAAGTCCGGCCAAATCAACATCAGCTCGCGCTGGCTGAAATTGTCGCGGTACGTGATAGCCTCCGGCACGGACTTGCAGCCGTAGGCGCTGATGTAGCCGAACGCGCGCAACTGCTGACAGATACCGGCCAAGGCGGTTGCCACTTCCAGATTATCCAGCCCAGGCACACCCAAAATGCGCGGCTTAACGCCTAAATCCGCCTGGGCAGATAACAGGGCTTTCATGCCGGTATAGCGGCCATTTTCATCAGCACCACCAATAATATTAGAGGTAGTTTCTGCTTCGTCTTTGCCTTCGCTCACACGTACAACGACGGTAACCGGTTTGGCTTGCTCAGCGATCGCCAACAGCGCACGCGCCAGCGTGCCTTTTTTACCGGCCTTACCGCTGGCGGCCAGCACGTCGGTAACCAATACCGGCGTATTGAGAGGGAAAGTGGCTGCGTCGGCATCTTCTGCCGTACACACCATGCCGACAATAGCCGTCGAGACGGTGGAAATAACGCGCGTACCGTCGTTAACTTCAACAATACGCACGCCGTGGTGATAGTCACCCATAAAGTCCTGCTCCGTTTTAAGTGGTGCAGACAGGATGCCGCCATGGATCAGTTGCAACAACGCGGTGCAGTTGGACAACCAGAGAAACAACAGGCAGACACAGGGAAAGAGAGGACGATCGTTTTCACCGATCAATAAGGTGTGATTGATCTGGATAATCAATTGGACGGATTTTAACCTGACGGGGTAAGGTCATTAGACAATATGCGGCAACACCAGGGAAAGCCGCAAACACAACAGCCCGCAGATTTTGCGGGCTGTTTTCATATAAGAGTATTAGTTCAAGTATGAGTTGGTTTTTTTCTGTATTTGAGCACGATTAAACCTGACATTCGTCAACAAATACGAAACGGGGAAATTAAAACAGTTTAAGATTAGACACAACCTCATTAGCTGGATGACTTAAATCATTGAATAAAATAATTTAATCTTAAAGTTTCGCAATTTAACGAGGGTGAGTTTTGAAACTAAGAAAGTAAAAAACGCCACCCAATAAAATACATCCCAACATAACGAAAATATTTATTCAATGCAACATCAGAAGGCTATTTAAGGAAGTATGTAACTTTGTGTCTTTAAACTTATCCTTATCATAACTCATGCGTAAATAGCTATCAATTTCATCAAGGCGCATATTTCTTTTAACTGACAAGTCTGTTTCATACATCATTTTCAGAATGCAAGTAAAATCATGCCCATTACATATAGAAAAATGTTCAGGTGCCATTAACTCAAGTCTGCGCATTTCATTATGCAAATCAAAAGCATTCAGTTCACCATTAAAAGATTTGCTTCTATTAATTACATGCTGTATATATCTTTCCTCATCAACAAAAACCTCACAATGGTTAATTTCAATAAAATTCCCATGCGTCATCCCTTTAAAATTAAGGCCACTTCGGTTGAGATAGTTATACCATTTCAGAAGTCCAATTCGATAGCAAGCACAAAGAATATTCATTTTAACTTCACGGCAAAAAACATCAGCTCTTTCACCTTGAATAAGTTTCCTATCTGTATGCATCATTATAAACTTATCTACTACACCGCCTTTTACAAGCATCATTTCCAGATCATGGGCATCAGTATAGAATATTCCACTATAACTTACTCCGCTGAGTTCATCAAAATCAGCATCACAGATTCCATAAACAGCATCGTTCCCGGCTTGTCGCAACTCATGGACAGCGGATATCACTTCCCGCTTACCGTTCTCGGGTGATTCATATATCAATCTATTATCGAGTCTATGCGCATTAAAAAAAGTGATATCCGTAATTCCTTCAACAACGATAAGTATACGATGTTTATTCATCTCGTTTCTGAATAACAATATCATACTGCTAAACCAGTCTTCTTCGCTAATCGCATCACGTAACGACGTCATTCACTCATTTCCTTTCGAATGTACGGATAACTCTTTATTCTTAAGCATTTCGTAGAGGTCAAAAGTTAATGACCAATTTTTACTTATTACCTGAGGAGAATGCGTTGCAATTATAACTTTTTCATAGTTATTTATTTTTTGTATTTTTTTAAGAGAATCTAAGAACGTTTGTTGCCATGCAACATGCAACGATATTTCCGGTTCATCAATAAGTATGACTTTTTGAGAGGCAAGATCGAAAATCAAGTTGAAGAGTAAAACAACTTGATTTTGCTCACCTGAAGATAGCATATTACGATCGATAACATCGCCACTAAAACTCTTGAAATAAAATCCACTATCTCTATCAATAACGACCGACTTAAACGCTAATATTTTCTCCTTGAGTATTGATTCAAAGAGATCTATTTTTTGATGCAATATTTCAAATGGCGAGAGTTTACCCAAAGCATCCTCTATATAAAGATCAAGGACACCAAGATATTCATTACTACTATCTAATGAAGTGCTTTTTTCAGGCATAAGATCATCTTCTGAATGAATTAAGCCATAACACATATATCGACGACGCTTGTCCTGTATGCCTTTCAATCGCGTTTCAATATTTCCAGATGAGAATCTTTTCTGTTGCTCCAAACGGTCAAATAATCGAATAGGAAAAGTAGCATCTAATTTTTGACTTAACTCAGCAGAGTCATCCTGTGCCTTTTCCATTAATTTTTTTAACTTTGAAGCACACGAATCAATGACGGTAGCATTGCCATTTATAACTTGCAAGCGATCCGCGAAAATAAAAGAAACTAATTTTTCAGAGGTTATCTGATTTAAATAACTGGAGCACAATGGTTTTTCCTTTAAAGGCTTTTGTTTACGTTTTGTTTTTTCCTGGTTCCAATAATAAACTAATACTTCATCTGAACTTTCTTCTAACTCTAATTTTAAAATTTCAGTCTCTAAAACAGTTCCTTCATTACCAAAATGCTCTAATTGAAGGGTATCTATTTCATTTTTATGGGAAATATATATAGATCCCCCTTGATAATCCAGTGCTATACTTTCAAATTTAAGCTTGCACAGTATGTTTAATTGATTTGAAAGTAAGCTATTGATGATCTTTAGGATCATGGTTTTCCCATATCCATTAGGACCAGTGAGCATTGTTATTTCATTTTGATCTAAAGGGATTTCGTAATCGAGAAGACCAAATAATTTATGTATCTTTAAGCAAATCAATTTCAATTGAACACCCCTTAATTTAAATAAAAAACGAGTAAGGACTTCATTTATTCATTCCTACACATGCATATTACACCAAAAAACCATAAAAAATGATATAGAGAAGCCCTAATTTGTTAATTAATACAGTAATAACTGAATGGTTCTCTCTGGCACACAGCTACCGTTAGATTAGATATAGCCTCATGTCATAAAATTGCCAGACAAATACTAAAATTATACCTATCAGGCTCAATCATCACCGCCTTTTTCAGCTTATGCGACGCGCATCCAACCCCGCATATTTACGTAAGCGTTAGTGACATCTAACGGCGCGTTGCGTACGAACTCCATTGAGTTTGCATCCGTGTAAGTGTGCGACGTCACTCCTCGCTTATAGGTACCCGTATTATCGGTTCCTGCGTTCGCAGTTCCCCATTCCACGCCGGGCGCTTCCATTCCACCACGGTGGCTATGGTCAGGTAGGTTGTGCGCGTTGATCGTCACTTTATTACTGCCGCCAGTCGCAAGTGGCGTATAACCCAGCGATAGCACACGGCTATCGTAGCCTTTCGCGCTTAAGTCATCCCATTTCTGGCCGGGAAACGCGGTGTTAGGATTGGTGGTGTTAGCAAACAGCACCACAATGCCAACCGGGTAAATAGCGTTAAGCGTTTCATTCAGAGGCGTAAACTCCCCCGCCTTGCTGCTGATTTTCCCCGTTGTTGGGCTGAAATCCCAAATGCATTCTACGCCCCCATCACCCTGCGCATGGATCACCGGGTGCGCGTGTTCATCTTTCCCCGGAAGCAGATAACCGTAACTGATTGCCGTCGGCCACCCCTTGCCCTTTCGCGTAGCACGTCCTTTCACCAGCGGCACATAATGCCCACCACTACCGACTTCCCAGTTAAAATCCGGTTGGTAAAACGGCGCTTTGCTATCGAACTGCCCAACATAGGCACCACTGCCCACAGGATAAACATTCGGCGTAGAACCGTAGTAACCTGCGGTAACCGTGCTTTTCAACACTAACGCGCCGGTCATGGTATCGCCAGATTTTTTCAGGTACCGACTATCGGCCTCGGTTTTATTCCATGCGTTCACATCGCCGGCCAACAGGTTAACGTCAGCAGACAGCGGCTTACCGTTAATTTTGATAGAGCGTAACGCATATTTTTGTACGGCTTGTGCATCCGTTAACGCGCCGGTTTCGGCGGCGGTAGGTGGTTTCGCCGTAGTGTAAATACGGGGGTTAGTGGCTTGGTTGGCTTCGGTACCAAAATGCAATTCATTGTCAGAGGCCACACCAAAACGCATCACCGACTGGCCGGAAAGCTGAAATCCCATACTCACATTGGCGTTAGCATTCGGGCGATTTAATAATAACGGGGTATGTGCCGCACTCTCGATGCGCAAATCAATATTATCAGATGACGTATCCCCCGGCTGGATAGCCAGCTTTTTCACGATGCCGCCGGTCAGTTGTAAATAACGCCCGTCGGCCTCGGCTTGGCTCCATGCGCCGACATCCGCTGCGGAGGGTTTGTTATCCGTACTGTAAATACGCGACCACTTCACGACTTTTGACGCAATGGAACTTCCCAGATACCCCGCTCCGCCGTTTGAAACCGCGAGATATCCGGCGGATGGCGTACCATCAACCGGCAGGCTAACGACACCATAAGCGCCGTTACCCGGTGCATTTTTTGAGGCGCTATTAACGCGAAAGATTTCGCCACGATTGTTATACGCATCATCATGATGAATAGAACCAACCCCTAAACCAAATGCGCCGACGACCATTAATTGCCCGCTTTCGGTTCCCACGTTTTTCGTGGCCGCATCCCCCAAGGCCAAATTACGGCGAGCGGTGGCTTTGTCAGTCAGCTCGGCAAGGTTGGCCGCTTTTTTCAGACCGGCATCGTTGACCACTTTCAGCGCCTTTGGTGTAACAGCTTTGGTTTCGTCTGTACTGGTCGTCGCACTGCTCAACTGCACCAAACCTTTAGCCGTCGTGCTAGCATCCGGATGATTGCGCGTTTTTTCGTGGTCTGCGATGGCATCAGCCACAAAATCTTTTGTCGCCAATACGGTATCCCCTCCGGCGATGATCTGGATCGCCTCGGTACTGCTGACAATCAACACCATACGCAGTGTTTGCGTGCGGCCGCTGCCCTCCTCCAGTTTGGGTTTGTAGCTCTCCGCCATATTACTGACCGCAATCAGCGTGCCGGCATCGTCATATAGCCCCATTTCACGCAGCCAGAACCCACCGACGCTGGCCGGGATAATTAACTCAGCGATAATATGGTTTTTCAGCGAGTGATCGGTGTTTAGCCCATTAAGAGCAGCACGGTACTTTTCATTGACGAGTTTGGTTTGTGCCGGGTTCGGCGTAGGCAGATTGCCGTTACCATCGCCAACGGCCATCTTTGCGATTTTCAACTGTTTACCGCCTGCTGACGCTGCGGCAATTTTTGCCGCCCCTGCTGTGGTAACTATCGCTTTATATTTTGTCATGGTATTCATCTCTATCCAGGATAAACAGTAATCACATCACCATCGGTAGTGGCTGCACCGACATAGGCATAGCCCGCAATCACCTGGGAAATTGTCAGGCCGATCAGATGGCGGCTGACGGGTTTGGCATCGGCGATCATGCGCTCCATTTCAAGATACATGTCTTCCGTGATGCCGCTTTCTAACACACCAATTTCCAGCCGAAACGTGCCCGGCGGGTCGTCGCCACCCTGCCACCATTCGGCAACGTTAATCAGGTAGCCCAGCGGCTCTACCACACGCCGCACCGCGCCAATGGTGCCCTTATGCCGGTGAACGAAAAAAGCAGAGGTAATCACGCTGCGCTTGGTATCCTCCGGCCAAGATTCGTCCCAATGGTCAACCGAAAACGCCCAGGCCAAATACGGCAGCAGACTGACCGGGCAGGCTGCCGGGTTCCATAGCTCGCGCAGCGGCACCGGCACCCGCTCCAACGCCGCGCAAGCCTCAGCGGCGGCCACCTCCAACGGTGAGGAACCCACAGGCAATAGGCGGTCACTCATCAGAACCCCCGACGGTAATTGTGTATTGGCTACAGTAGGATGCCTGGGTGTCGCTTAACACGATGTCAGCCGCCGGGCTTTTCAGCTCCACGCGCTGCACCCCTTCGGCATGCAGAGCGGCATAAATCGCGGATAGACGAATATCGCGCCCCAGGCGGTGCTGGGCAGTGATATAGCGCTTTAACTGCGCTTCGGCTGCGGCACGGATCGGCGAAGCTTCCGGCGTCGGAAACAGATAGAGTACGGCGTCAATGGTGTAATTCACAATTTCAGCCGACACCACCGTGACACGGTCGCCGACCGGCCTCACGTCCTCATCATTGAGCGCTTTCGCCACCACGGCCAACAGGTCGGCGCTGGCGGTGCCGTTGCCCTCACGCGCCAGCACGGCTACAGTGACAGACGCAGGACTGGGGCTAATCGCTTTCACATCGGCCACGCGCCCATCGGCAGAGCGACCGTGATATTGATAGGCACCGCTGGAACCTGCAACGCTCATCCCTTCAAAGGCTTGCTGGATACGCACCCGGTAATCACTGTCTTCCTCCATAACCACCGGGGTGGGCGGAAGGGTGCTGTTATCTTCCGGGGTAATGACCAGGCGCGCCGTATTGAAATTTGCGCCCAATTGGTCGAGGTCGGCACCGGTGGCAAACCCCAACATGACAGAACGCGCCGCATCATTAACGCGCTGGCGCAAAATCACTTCGCGATAGGCGTTTTCCTGCAACAGCTTCACAATCGGTTCCGATTCCAGCGACAGGGTGCGGCTCATTGCTTCGCGCTGTTCTTCCGGGTACAGCGACAATAACGTGGCCTTGCGCTCCGCAAGGAGGCTTTCATAGTCGAGCGCCTCCACCACATCCGGGGCAGGCAACAAACTGAGGTCAATAGTCGGCATAATGTCAGCTCACAGGAATAGACAGCGCCAGCGCGCCGGGGGCATCGGTACGGGTGCCGGTGATGTCGATCACCATCTTGCCGTTATAGGTCGTGTTAAACGTGATGCCGGTCAGTTTTACGCGCGGCTCCCAGGCAAGGATCGCGCTGTAGCAGGCGGCCATGATTTGCAGGCGTAGCGCATCGTTCTGCGGCTGGTCAAGCAGCGCGGACAGCAGCGAACCATAGGCGCGGCGCATCGGGCGCGAACCCTGCGGGGTTATCAGAATATCGGCCACCGACTGGCGAATATGGTCGATATCCGTTATCGCTTCGCCGCTGGCGCGGTTCATACCGAGATATTTTGCGTTGTTCATGCCGGTTTATCCGTCTTGCCGCCGCCGTTCTGGACACCGCCGTGGGTGTGGGTATGCAGCGTAATGCCATTTGATGAAAAGTTGCCGCCGCTGTGCGCAATGCTGCCGCGCATCGCCCCGCCCTGCTGCACTTCCAGCGTGCCGGTGGTCAGTTTGTTGGTGCAAACCACTTCCGGGCTATCCAGGGTAATGCGCTGCCGGGCGGTGACCGTGACCACTTTGGTGTCGGCGGTGATTGCCTCAGCCGCCTGCACATAGGCCGTTTTAATGCCACTCGCCGACAGTGCACCGCTGGCCGGTTCATACTCCAACACCGCCCCATCCGGGAACGCGATATGCAGCGCATCCGCAGAGGCCGACGGCGCGGGAAAGTCATCGGAAAAAATACCCGGCAACACAAAGGCGGTATCCAGTTCACCGCCCAGCGCCAGAATTAACACCTGTTCACCTTCGGACGGCGCCCACCAGGTACGGGCGCGCCCGGCGCGCCAAGTCAGCCAGTGCAACCAGTCTGTTGTGTTCTCACCGGTGGCAACGCGGCACGCGCCGTTTTTCAGGTCAACGGCGGCAACGGTGCCAATGCGGATCAGGTTGCGCACGCGGCGCAAAATATCGGGTTGTGTGCTCATGGGGGAAAGGATGCCGCCCAGGGCGGGCGGCGACAATTAGGGAAGGTTGGAAGATCTAAGGCACAACAGACTGGAGACTGCTTCAGAAAACTGACATACACACCCTTACCGGCAGACTCAGGACATAATAAATGTATGAGAAATTACCATCCCTCAGTGCGGTGAGGCTGTTTGATGCCAGAACATACCCTATTAATGCAGAAATAAAGTGATGACAGGAGAACTTTACAACCTCGTCAAAATCTCTTTCTCTTATGTACGCAAATGTTGCATACATTAGTGAAATGAATACCAACACAAAACTGAATGAAACTATCAACAGATAAAGCAGATTACCTATGTACTCAAGATTCGCCAATGTTGGAGAAAATTCAGAAAAGGCGACAAACAGCCGACCGTAATAGCCTTGATAAACATGCCAAAATCCTGCCATGTTAACGACGGTACAATAAGCAAGAATGCTGGTTAGAAAAGTCAACAAAACATATGAAATATCTAATGCACGATGTGCACCATGCTTTCGAATTGTCAGCGCCACCCCAATAACACTCAATGCACATGCAAAGAATGACATAGAATAGAGTACATTAGACAAATACGCGCCCCAAAAAGGTAACGAAACGAACATCAGCAGAAAGAGCACATTCCACAGGTATTTGAAATTTTTCTGCGTACCTGCCATTTGGGTATTATAGGTAACAACATTACCATCCCCATGAATGGTCGGGCTTTGGTTGTTTGAGACAACCTTAACTTTCAACGCCTGAAAACTCACAATGGCACCAAAGGTGATAGATAGTAACGACTCTAAATTAATAAAATTTTCCAGCATAATGTCTCCGTACCGATGAATTTAACCTCTTATTATTATAATTTTTTCAGCATGACAACCATAATTAAAGATACAAACTTAACTATTCAGGTGGTTGATTAATTCAGATTCAATTTCTTTAATGCTGGCGTTATCAAGTCCCAATAGCGGCCGCGCTTCATACTTCACTGCCTCGCTATGCGGTGTCGGCTTATCCCGTAGGCCGTAGTGATGCACCTCGGCCATACGCTGGACACGGCCAACAAACGCCACCACGGCAGCATCGCTGCTACCCTTGGCTTTCAAATAGCGCGCCGTGCGCAGTTTGGTAAACATTGCCCGATCGCGTAATCGCTTTTTATTGCGCAAAGCGGTTTTACGCGGCGCATACGGCGTGCCGTCTGGTGCTTGCTGGCGCTTGATGTGCTGTTGCTGGCTGGCGCGCAGGCGTTTGGATACCGCCACCGCCAGCGATTTACGCGACTGCGGCGACAGCTTGGCGAGCAGCCCCGCCAATCGGGTATCAAAGGGGCTAAGTTCGTTCATGCCATTCGCTCACCAACTCATTATGCACATACAGTTTTACCGGTCTGGTCACGTTTTCTGGTAATGAGGGTTCCGGCATATGTTCGACATGTAGCGCACCGTCAGGCTGTTCTTTCACGATCACCCTCTCCGTTAGCTCGATATTGACGTTAAAGTCATATGAATCATCGTTGTTAAAGTCGGTCGCAAACGTCAGGCCAGTACGGCGCTTTTCTTCGGTAGCGAAAATATCGGGCTGGTTTTCCCGTAGCCATGCCTGGAGCGGCACCATGATTAGATCCGTATCGCCGGTATAATCCAAAAACAGCAGGCTCAGCGTATATCGGTATTCATGCGACAGTGACGCGGCCAGCGTGGCCGCAACGCTGCCGTTGCCAACCTGCACCTTTAAATTACCGGGGTTTCGCGCCAGCCAGGGCAAGCAGCGCGACAGCTCAGCGCGGAGTTGTTGCGGTTTTATCATCGTGTTTATCCTGACATTGTTTAATCATATCGACCTGTAACGCGCAGGTTGCTAACGCGCCCTCAAGCTGACGCACATCGTCGCTCAGGTCGCCGTTAGTACGCGGCTGGCTGGCCGGTATCTGGCATGGGGCGACTTTCGGACAGCCAACGTAAATAATCTTCGGCACCGCTGAATGCGGGGCGCTGGTGCAGCTGGGCAACGTCAGCAGGCAAAGCAGTGTTAAACCAATCACGTAACACCTGGTTTTCATTGAGTAGCCTTTTGATTTTCTGTTCACGGGTCAATGCCAGCCGGTGCGCGTTTCCCAGCTCCATGCGCAAGTTTTTTTCCTGGTCGGCAATGTCGTTTGTGGTTTTCTGCAGGGTGGCGAATGACGCGTTTAACGCTGAAACCGCCGCCGATAATTCGCCATTTTTCTGTTTTACGTTCGCCAGCTGCGCGGCAAGGTTATCGGCGCGCCACTTCAACCCGCCCACGCAGGCCAACGCCAGCAGAAGCAACCCGGCCAGGGTCTTATTCATGGCGAGCACCCCGCAGACAATAGGCCATTTCCGCCGCGCGGCGGCGCTCCAGCCCGGCAGATTTAACGCCGTTAACGTACACCCAACGCGGCAACTGACGGCAGGCTTGTGCCCACTGCTGCTGGTTGATAAACCCGGCCAAGGTCGAACGACATGCCGCCGTCACGCCGACATTAAACGCAAATGACACCACGGCATCATAAACGGGCTGCGGCATCGTAACGCCCATGCAGCGCCCTATTCCGCGCTCTACTCGGTAGACATCACCCACCAAGTTAACGGCGGCCTGGCGCTCGCTAATGGCTTTCCCTGGCGACACGCCCGACGTGTGGCCTATGCCGCTTGTCCAGACGCCCGCCTGGCACTGATACGGCGATAGCTGGCAGCCCTCAAAATCGGCCAGCAGCCGCAAGCCTGCCGGGGACGTCTGCACCGCGCTGTATTGCGGCAGCAGCGCTGCCAGCGCCAGCACGGCAGCGACGGCGCAGCGTTTAGCGGTTGAGTTCATCGTAAAACCCCCGTTTAACGTCCAGGCGCTTGAGTAACTGATAGCTTTTGCGCCGGTAGTACCAATTCACTAAAAAGGTGCCGACACCCACGGCGGCACCGACCATAAACGCAATGTCCTGCGGGCTGTAGCGGCCAACCCAGGCGAGGAAACCCGCCACGATATAGGCCGCCCATGAGGTAAGTTTCTCCATGCTGTTAATCCCATAAATTGACGGTTTCGCGCTGCGGGGCGGCGGTCGCATCCGGCAACGTTACCGGGTGGCCGTGGGGCAATACTGCGCCCAGGTCGGCCAATCCCTCATTGAGCGAATAAACCTGCTCCACAACGCCCTCGGTGCGGCCAAAGTAGCGCCAACACATGGCGTCTACCGTGTCGCCCTGCTCGGCGTAGACGTTCATCAGAGCAGCCCAATGATGCAGTGACCGCGCTCGGCCACATTGCTGATCGCGTTGCGGGCATTGCGCCATAGCTCATCAATGGCAAATTCGATCACGTCCGCTTTCCGGGCACCGGCGGCGGTGGTGTCCAGGCTGCGGTATTGCTCCGACAACAGCGCGGCGCTCATGGCGCTGACGGCGTTGCGGTACTCGCTTACCCGGACGCTTTCGCCGTCGATTTTTTCCGCCGGGGCATCCTCCAGGCGCTGATAGCCGTCGTCCATTTGCGCCCGCCGGTAGTCGTGCAACTCGGCGTTAACTTCGGCAATGGCGCTTTTGATAGCCTGGCGCAGCCGTGGCGCGGTTATCGTGCCCTCAATGCGCATCAGGTCGCGCACTTCGGCGGGGTCGATGTCCGGCCAGAAAAAGCTGTTTTTAATCACAGGCTCACTCTCCGGGCGCGCGGCGGGGGCGTCCGGTCGTGGCGTTAAAATGACGGTGCTCATGTGACCTCAAGTAATCGGGGGCGGTGGACGGCAGCGTTAAGCAGGTAAAACCTGTTGCGGCTGCCGTGCCGCCCGGCGCGGGGCGCGTTCTGTTAGCGTTTGGCGGCGTTGCGAATATCGCGCGCCAAACGTTCGATGTCCTTTTTAACGCCGCAGCCGCTATGCAGCTGTAAGGCGCGTTTCAGGTGGTTAAGTGCCAATTCAGCCCTGCCCGCGTCGCGCAAGACGTACCCGGTGATTTTGTGCAGCTTGGCGCGCACCTGGTCGGGCATGTCTTCTGCGTCGGTCAGTTCCATAGCCTGCAACAGCCAATCAATATTGACCGGCTCGCCCGCCGCATGGGCGCGGGCGGCAGACTCGGCGACGTCTTCTGCAATGAGGTAAGGTGTTGGGCGGCTGAATCCGTCCGGCATTGCCAGGCTATGCCGTAGCGCATAGCGGGCAATATCCAGCGCGCCGGGAATGTCGCCGACATCCAACCGCCACACCATGATCGTCATTAGAATGGCGTCCTGCGCGCCGTTACCCTCGGCCAGCACACCGGCCACCCACGGGGCGTACTCCGGCAACAGTTGGCGCTTGATTTCGGCCTTGCGCTCTTGCGAACGCACCTGCTTGAGCTTTCGTTTGTCGTCATAGAGCTTAAGCATCATCAGTTCATAGCCGTTCGCATGGCGCGCCGGGTCGTTAGCCTGGTTTGAGGCGTCGACGGCATGCTGGCGGATAACGTGACGGCGTGCAGGGCTGGTCATGGGTTACGCCTCCGCCTGTTCCTGGGCTTTCTCTACCGCTGGCGCAGTGCTGAATTCACCCATTTCAATGTTTTCCACCAGGCACCCGGCGGCGTAATCCTCCACCACGTAATCCTCGTTGATGGATTCATAGTTTTCGACGCGATCGCGCTTCGCGTTTTCGACCAACTGGCGACGGTGGGAACCCTCTTGCCAGTAGATTGACAGGTTATCTAAACGCGTGACCATCAGGGCATTGGCCGGGAAGTAAGGCACACGCACGGCGGGCAGGTTGCCGATGCGCTTTTGGCTCACAATCACATCCGCCGCCAATGCTTCGGTGTTCGCCTGCTCCTGGTTCACAATCGGGAAGTATTTATCAGCCAGCAGCTTACGCCCGCAGATCACCACCAGTTCCGGGTCTTCCTGATACCACGGCTCAATCATTTCTCCAGTTGCATCCATCACCAGCGCGTCCAGGTTCGCGTAGTCGCCGCCTTTGCCGACGCGGATTTTTTCAGACACCACCTTGCCCTCGGCATCGACAATCTTGCTCAGTACCCGCGCCGGGGCTTCGTTGCGGTACTTTTGCAGCCAGCCCACCGCAACGTCCTGCAACAGCGGGAATTTGACGCGGTTAGACGTTTTCGCGCGGTGCGTGCCGTTAAAGCCGATCATGATGCGGTCAAGCCCCTGGCGTTTCACCACTGCATCACGTAGACGCGTTTGGAAGTCCTGATAACGCGCCCACAGGTCGAGCTGGTTGTAACGAATGTGGAAATCGTAGTTCGTTTGGGTACAGAAATAGCCCTTGCTGTCCAGGCTGGATACGTCCGCCGTTTCACGTTCATCGCCGCCGCCGGTGTCGGTGGTGCTGGCAATGCTGCCATTCACGCCAATGCCGACCTTTTCCCCCTGGATTTCTTCAACCGGCACAATGTTGATGCGGGTCAGGAACGTGGAAGACTCCTGTACGTGGGTCATGATGGTTTGGGAAACCGACGGCTCTACGCTGAATTTTTTATCCAGATCGCCAGTATCGACGCCGTTCAACTCGGCGAGACGGCTCATGAATTTGTTAAATTTGAATCGGGTAGCTTTACGCATTTTTTATCTCTTTTTTGTTGTCGTTCGGGTTTAGCAATCGGTTTGAATATCGGCGCTGCCGGTGGTGCCGGTGGCTTCCGGGCGGCGCGAATAGTGGCCGTTTTCCTGGCTGGAAAGCTGTTGTTTTAAGTCGGCCAGTTCGGCGTCTTTGTCTTGCAGTTGCTGAGTGAGCGCCGTCACCTCGCCGCGCATGCTGTCCGCCAAGGCGCTAACCTCCTGCACCTGTTCGGCTACTGCCGTGACGGCTTCATGCACATCCGTAAAACGGGCGTCATCGCTGGCTTTTTGGCGGCTAAACATTGACTTGATACGCGCAGCAAACGTCGCTTCCGGGTCGGCAACCTCTTCAAACTCGATCAGCACTTCGGTTGCGGCCGTAAACACGTTATCCGGGTGCGCCTTGCGGGCGGCCAATGGGTTATGTTTGGCGTTGCGGCTAAATTCCAGCATTTCAGTGCCCAGGCTAGCCGGATCATCGGTCACAGCCAGGCCGACCAGGTACGCGGTGCCGGTTTTGGCAAAGTTGCGTGTAATTTCCATTGAGGTGTAAACCTTCTGCCGGTCGCCTACCATCGCCTCCAGCTGCGCGGTGGGTGACAGGCGGGCATACAGCGCCCATTTGCCGTGTAGGCGCGGTTCGTCTTGGTCGTCAATCTGCTGCGCTTTCAGTTCAATCACATCGCCCAGGCGACGGAAATCACTGGTCGGTAATAGCCCCTTGATGTGTTCCAGGTTGATGCGTGCGCCGTACACCTTCGGGTTATAGGTGCTGCCCATTTCCTGAATGTCTTTATCGTCAATTTTGCGTCCGTCGCAGGTGTCACCTTCTACGCCGATGCGAAACCACTTAGTTATTTTCTTTGCCATTTTGTCGGCTCCGGGTTGGTTGTTTCGTTCGGGGGGTAGTTTGTGAGGTATAGCCGCACGTTTCCACGCGTTGCGGTTGGAAGATCTTAGGCACAACAGTGACTTAAAGCAGCTTTCCGTCGGCTTGCGTAGCCTTGGCGGCATGAATACGACACCGGCAACCACCATCATCAGCGACCCGCGCCGACAAGCTGCCTTGCTTTACTGGCAGGGCTTTTCCGTGCGTCAAATCGCGGAAACGCTGAGTCTAAAAACGCCGACCGTGTAGAGCTGGAAAAAACGCGACGCATGGGAGGACATCGCGCCTATTTCACGCGTCGAGCAGAGCATGGAAGCGCGGTTAATTCAGTTAATTATGAAAGACATCAAGGAGGGGAAAGACTTCAAAGAAATCGACCTGTTAGGCCGTCAAATCGAACGCCTGGCGCGGGTCAATCGCTACGCGCAAAGCGGCAATGAGGCGGATTTAAACCCGAACGTCGCCAACCGCAACAAAGGCCAGCGCAAGCCCGCAGAACGTAACGTTTTCAGCGAGTCCGCCGTGGAGAAGCTGCAAAGCAGCTTCATGGAAACCACGTTCGAGTATCAAATGGGCTGGTATCGCGCCGGGCTGCAACACCGTATCCGCAACATCCTGAAATCGCGCCAAATCGGGGCGACGTTCTTTTTTGCCCGCGAGGCGCTGTTGGACGCGCTGACCACCGGGCGCAATCAAATTTTTCTTTCTGCATCAAAAGCCCAGGCGCACGTCTTCCGCAACTACATCATTGATTTTGCACGCCTGGTCGATGTCGATTTGAAAGGCGACCCAATGGTGCTGCCGAATGGCGCGCGTCTGATGTTTCTCGGCACCAACGTGCGCACCGCGCAGAGCTACACCGGCAATCTGTACCTGGATGAATACTTTTGGATACCCAAATTCCAGGAGCTGCGCAAAGTCGCCAGCGGCATGTCGCTGCACAAGAAATGGCGCACCACCTATTTCTCTACGCCGTCGAGCCTGGCGCACTCCGCTTACCCGTTCTGGTCGGGTGAGTTGTTCAACAAAGGCCGCCGCAGCAAAGCCGATCACATCCAGTTAGACCTGAGCCACAGCCACCTGGCAAAAGGCGTATTGTGCGGAGATGGGCAGTGGCGGCAGATTGTCACCGTTGAGGATGCGCTAACCGGCGGCTGTAACCTGTTCGACCTGGATCAGCTTTCCCTGGAATACAGCCCGGCAGAATATCAAAACCTGCTGATGTGCGAATTTGTGGACGATACCGCGTCTGTCTTCCCATTCGCCGAATTGCAGTCTTGCATGATCGATACGATGGAAGAATGGGACGACTTCCACCACTTTGCGGCGCGGCCATTTGGTTATCGCCCGGTGTGGATCGGCTACGACCCCTCAGAAGCCAACGGCGGCGACAGTGCCGGTTGCGCCGTGGTTGCTCCGCCGGTAGTCGCCGGGGGTAAATTCCGCGTACTTGAGCGCCACCAATGGCAGGGCATGAACTTTGCCGACCAGGCGCAGAAGATTAAAGACCTCACCGAAAAATACGCGGTGGAGTATATCGGCATCGATGCAACCACCGTTGGGCAAGGCGTTTTTCAGCTTGTCCGCGAGTTTTTCCCAGCGGCGCGGGAAATCAAATACACCCCGGAAATCAAGACGGCAATGGTGCTCAAGGCGAAAGACACCATTAGCCGCGGTTGCCTGGAATACGACACCAGCCACACCGACATCACCGCCGCCTTTATGGCGATCCGCAAGACGATGACCGCCAGCGGCGCCCGTTCAACCTACACCGCCAGCCGCAGTGAAGAAGCCAGCCACGCCGATGTCGCGTGGGCAATCATGCACGCCCTGTTAAACGAACCGCTGACCGCTGGCAGCGGGCACGGCACCTCTAACATTTTGGAATTTTACTGATGAGTAAACGCAAAGGCCGCAAGGCATACACCCGCACGCAACCCGTATCGGCACCGGAAGCCCCGCCGCAGGCTATTGAGGCATTCAGCTTCGGCGACCCGTCGGCCATGCTTGATAAGCGTGAAATCCTGGATTACACAGAATGCAGCCATAACGGCAAGTGGTACGAGCCGCCGATCAGTTTCGACGGCCTGGCGAAAAGCAGCCGCGCCGCCGTGCATCACAGTAGCCCGATGTTTGTTAAGCGCAATATTTTGGCGTCAACGTTCATCCCTCACCCGATGCTTAGCCAGCAGGAGTTTAGCCGGTATGCCCTGGATTACATCACGTTCGGTAATAGCTTTTTAGAGCGTATCGACAACGCCCTGGGCAAACCGCTACGCCTCAAATGTTCACCGGCCAAATATACGCGGCGCGGCGTTGAGTCTGGCGTTTACTGGTTCGTGCATGACTGGAAAGAAGCGCACCGATTCGCACCGTATCACATGTTCCATTTGCTCGAACCGGATATTAACCAGGAGCTTTACGGGCTGCCGGAATATCTCAGCGCGTTAAACTCCGCCTGGTTAAACGAGGCCGCAACGCTGTTCCGCCGCAAGTATTACCAGAACGGGGCGCACGCTGGTTACATCCTGTATGTCACCGACGCATCACAAAGCACCAGCGACATCGAGAAGATGAGGGCGGCAATGCGCGACAGTAAGGGGCTGGGCAATTTCCGTAACCTGTTCATGTACGCGCCGAACGGCAAGCCGGACGGCATCAAGATCGTGCCGCTGTCCGAGGTCGCCACCAAGGACGATTTTTTCAACATCAAAAACGTCAGCCGCGATGACCTGTTGAGCGCACACCGCGTGCCGCCGCAAATGATGGGGATTATCCCCAGCAATACCGGCGGTTTTGGCGACGTCAAGAAAGCCGCTCAAGTGTTTGTCCGTAACGAGTTAATCCCGCTGCAAGAACGCATGAAAGAGGTAAACGACTGGTTAGGGGAAGAGGTGATCCGCTTCAAAGATTATGAGTTGCCCTCTGAATGACAAGAGCCGCCCCACCGGCGGCTTCCAGTGTTTTCCTTTCTTTCGTGTTTCTGTATGATAAGCGCCCATTAATTAAGGAAATCATTAATGTTGCTATCTCAATATTTACAGCTAAAAATCAAAGCTGAAAAAAAATTAGCTGATTCATTCAGCAAAGGAATACAAGGTGTAGGTAATGTCGCTAGAGATAGTATAAGTGATATATCCTCTGGTGCTGAGCGATTAGCATGGCGTAGTTCATGCTTCACAAATAAATATAGTGATGTTTGCGCAGAGCTGAACCAGGAAGACAAAAGAATGTTTCTTTCTGTCTATGAGGCATATAAAAGAAAAGACGTTTTCTTAGATATGTTTACTCTTTACACCTTATATTTATTACGCGATCAAGATGAAAGGAAACTTGAAAGCCCTAACTCACCTATACAAAAAAAAGCGATGTCAATTGCGGGGTTTACAGCAAATGGCAAGGCGTCCAAAGTAACAAAACTTGCTATATCTTATGCAATGGCTAAAGGTATAGCAGAAGCCGCGCCGATCTCGATGGCAGTAAGAACAGCGATAAACGGCACTAGCTACATGGCTTTGACTGGTCTGGGCTTTTATGGGAAAGTGCAAAAAGCAGCTATGGCCGCCCGTCGGCTTCGCACTACCAACCCTCTGTATTATCAGGCTCTTTATAAAAATAATTTAGAGATGCTTTATATCTACATTGAAAAAGTTATCATGTCCTTTAATATGAAATTAAGCGGCAGAACATCGCTAACTGAGGATGATATTATTATGATATTGGATGGTATAAAATGAAATTCATAATGAAGTTTATAGCAAACATTGCTATTGATTATATACCGGTATTAATAATAATAATCGCAGGTGCGTTTTATGTTAAGTTTTTCCCTGAACATTGGGGAAAACTTTTGTTAATTACTATCGTTGTTGTTTTTGTGCTTAGTGTTAAAGTGTTTAATAAAATACAGTTTAAGTCAAAAAGAAAATAAATTAGTCAGGAAAAAGCCTGGCTATCAACCCCAGCAGAGCCTAAAGCCCTGTTGCGCCGCCTTGGTGCCCCGCAAATGACCTTCCAATCTATCACCTATCAGCGCCGTAGACGCCCGCCACGGCGTTTCTCCCCTTCAGACCATAACGACACCCCATTAACAAAAAAACGCCCTCACGGGGCGCTGTGCTCTTAGAAAAGGCATTGATAATACCGCTTGCGCGCAATGCTATCCCCGCCTCGCCTGCCCGCTTCATGTGTCGCTTTTCATGCAGGTGCATGATCCGGCGCGATCCATGGCAGCGCTGGCGCTGCGACGGTAAAACTCACACCGGATCATCATGCAAAAACATGCACACCATGCATGCATACACTTAGGCGGTACTTAATCGCTCAATAAGCCTCACTTTTCCTGGGCTAAACGTACCTTTCATTTCTTCTGCTAACTCCGAAATCCATATCAAGGCGATTTCTTTGTCTTTTTCTTGGCTCTCATAGCAAACCCCTAAGCGGGCGATGAGTTCAATACGTTCTAAAACAACCATTTCTTCCACTGCTGGTAATTGCACCCTTTCCTCCGATGCTTAATCACTGTATGCATATACAGTATTGCGCATCGATTTTGTTAGCGCAACCTATTATTCGAAACTTGTCCAATCGTTAACCGGTGCATACTGTATTGATATATCACCAAATTTGACTTTAGCACCGCGGGCGAGCACTTCCAGTTCCCAGCGCTCTGGAGTGATGTTTTGTAGTGTCAGGTCAGAATAAATTTTTGCAACTCGATCACGTTCAGCGGTAGTTAATCGAGCCGACGGTGCCACGTCTGGGACACGATACGGGTCATAACCTCTTTGCTGTCTGCTTTTCTGAGGTGTTAGTGCACGTAAACGCTTCACTATAGCCCGTGTCACGTTCTCATCATCCCAATCAATTGGGGTTTCCGGTGGATGTTCCAACACCGCCACGGCCTCTATAGGCTTATAACCCTGCGAATTTGAAACGCCTTTGTTCTCGACCAACCCACAGTTATTGACAGGACTCCGAGGCGCGCCAGAGGCGCTTTTTAAGGTCAACCCCTCAACGGCAACGGCCTTAGCGACAATGCGCCATTGCGTTGTGCGGGTTTCATAAACGCGGGTGCTGCCGATATGCGGCGCAAAGATGCCCGCTATTTTTTTGACTTCCTCGTCATATTCATTGGGTTCATCTGCAACTCGATGAGCAACGCGCACCGTTTGCGCATCGCGTGGCACATTGGTGCCACCCTGGGCGAGAATGTAGGCAGCAAAATCACCGGCATCAGCGGCAGCGCGTACCGCTTCCACGCTTTCGTCAAACTCTTCCGCCAAATTGACAAAACGTATTTTTCGGCATTCGCGCCACGCTCCACGAGAAGGCAGACCAATAAATTGGAATTGGGGAATTCGCCAGGTGCTTGCCCATGCCGTAACCCCTGCGGCAGTTTCGGTCAACAGCTCGCCGGTTTCATGATCACGCTCTCCATCTAACGCGTAACCGTCGATGTTCTTTGCTATGTACTTAGCAATATAGCCCGCAGCACCGCCTTTATTCAGATGCTTGCAGTCAAAACGGTTTTTCGCTGCACCGCGTTCGTCGCCGTCTTCCGCCATCGCGTAGCGGCGCATGATATCGATCACCTGCTGGCGCTGTTCTTTAGAGGTGAATAGCATCATATGCCAGTGCGGTGTCGCATCGTGATGCGGCTCGACAACACGCACGCCGTAGACTTGCAAGCCGTTATCTTTGAAGGCGGTGCGGATCTTGCCCCATAACTTAACCAGGTAACGCTGGCCGTCTTTTGGCGTGCATGCTTCCTCATCCCATTTATGGTTAAACTGCACCTGCGGGCTGTTTTTGCCAACAGCGCGTGTTGGGTGATACTTGGAAGGCGTGGTAATGGTGATGAACATCCCTTTATCGCCTTTAGTGACGGCGGCCTGCTCAACTCCTGCAATCATCGCCATCAGTTCCATGCGGCGGATTTCCGGGTTTGAGATACTTTTCATCACCTTATCAATAAGGCTGAATCGCTCGCCGGTTTCGACGTTCTCCAGTTCGCGGCTATTGAGGTAGTCAAAGTTAGACTGGCGGCGCGCTTTCACATCGTGGATCGCCTGGCGACTGGCATAAGACGATGCCCCGCGATTGACGTTACCCACCGCTATCAGCAGCGCTTCGCGCCAACGAGTGCGCTGTGCTTTAAATTGGCGCTCCCACCATTCGGCATTGACCAGGCGCGAAATACTGGCGATAGCGCTAGCCGCATCCATTTTACCCTTTCGGTACTTCCCCCAATGCATCGGGGTAACATTGAATGCACGCGCCATGCCGGCTATGCGTCCATAAAATTCAGACTGCACACTGTCTTGAATCAGCGAGGAATGATCACTGTCATTTTCTGCCAGATAGTCTTCACAATACTGATCAAAATTCTGCATCAAAGCACCACCTACCCGATCGGCAAGGCGCTTCAGACATTTGTCATCCAGACCGGGTAACGAGGCGTAGATTTCTGATTCGGTATAAAAACACATAGAAGCTTCTAAGTTCATCGCATGCTTCGCATTCACCACCTGAATACGCGGCCAGATGCGGCGATCGAACTGAAATACCAACCATTTGTTAGCCTCGTGTAGCCCTTTAACTTTGAGTAAGTTGTTGTAGCGGATTAGGAACATAGCGCTCAGAAAGCGCGGCAGTCTGCGGATATTGCTCAAAACGACTTGCCCCTGAGCTAACTGCTCACGGGTAAGCGGTCTTACCGCGCCGGGTAAAACCTGGCGCAGTGTACTTCCTGGGTAAGCGTAGGCGGTGGCCGCTTGGGTCATTGAACTTTTGCACCATTTGCGTAAACGCAATTGCCGCAATAACGCTCATTGCAAGTCGAACAAAAATCCCTTATTTCAATTAACGTGGTAATCTCCATTTAATCCTCAATCGTAATTTTTACTTTCTGGCCTGCGGTCAAATTCTGAATCACTTAAATCAGCCGCAAAGAAATGACCTGCCAACAAAGCCAGCAGGCCAACAACAATAAAAAAGCCGGTCACTAATGTAGCTCCTGCGCCTGGTGTTCGATGTTTTCGGCTTCCTGTCGCAACAGCTCCACCGCTTCCGTTGCACTCAAGCCGTTTTGTGCAATATGCGCGGCCAAACGAACCAGGCGAGCAGCAGACATATCGGCCTGATTTTTACGCTCATCAATACGAACATTCAGCAACATTGCATTCAGTGGCTGTGCGTGGAACTCTTTAACTTCGTTAGTTGCTTCAATTTTCATAAATATCCTTTATTTCAGGCAAAGCGATGCCCGGCGGGTTTACGCCAGAGCAAAACAATGCGGTTAATTAATGCTTAACTCGCAATCATCATCACTGATAAATCGCGGCAAATATTTTGATAAATCGATAAGGTCATTCAACGCCCAAACTATTTTTTTGCGTTCTGAATAACTCAATTCTGAGAATTTCATGTTTACATGCCGTTCTTTTAATCCAGCATGAAAACAAATCGTTCTGCGGATATGCCTCGGCGATTTATCAAAAGCTTCCTGTGCTTCATTTCTTCTACGCGAAAAGTAATCACGCTTAATCTGTGAAATACGCTTAATGCCTATAGCCTTTTGATTATCATTAGCCAGCAACATCTTGCCCCCGATTAACGGCAGAACAAACGGCGCAGCAGTGGCGCAGGTTTGACGGTAGACAGGCAGCGCAGTAGTACAGACTGATCGTGATGTGGACGCCAGCGCTTACCGTTCGGCAGTTCCATAAAGCCATTTTCAAAATGGCGCGCTGGACTTTGTTGCTTCAACAATGGAGCGATAGAAATAATCACGGGGATCACCTCAGCTTAAACCAGCTACGGCGCCCAAACCGCTGATAACATCAACAGTTGAGGCCAGCGCCGGGGTGGATTGGATACGGTTTTGAACGGTCAGACCGATAAGAGAAAGATGGCGGATTGCCGTATTGACGCTATCAAGCAAAGCTGATTTACGAGATGCTGTTTTGTGGTCGCCATCTACCGCAGCCGCCGCAACGGTACCTACAGCAGCAGTCGCTTTCAATGCATAAGTTGATATGTTGCTAGCACATGCCTCATTGACTGGGACTGAAGGTAAACAGTTCAACTGCGCCAGCAAGGCATCTACCAAACTGGAATCTTCTGTTGCATCAGTGATTGCCAACAGTTCAGGGCAACTTAGTTGGTGAGGCTGATCAGGATTAAGCTTGTTGCGCAGCATTTGAGGCTTCATGCCAATTTTTTCAGCAACGCGCACAAGGTTCTGACGAACAGCAAACTGCCGGCAAGCCATCTCAAAATGTGGATGTTTAGAAACTTCAAAATCAAACATTTCTCTCCCCTTTTGCGTCTGGCAACATCTCAAACCGTTACTGATAATTCACATTCCGATAGAGCATTAAGAGTAAGCTTCACCATGTTGATGAGCACTTTCTCCCGTTTTGCACCAGTCCCTAAGCGATGACGGTATGATGACAAACGCCCATCAGCGAGCATGTCATCAACTGTATTTTTAGATAACCCAGTGAGTTCACAGTACTTTTCTATGGTTACGTGCGGTGTGGGAACCGTGATTGAAATGTTTTTACGCATAGTGCAAGATCCTCCAATGACCTGTGGCGGGTCGCGTTAAGTGGTGGTTAATGGCGTTCAATGCCAAAAAACACCGATTCGAGGTAAATTTAATACCCTGATTCGGATTAGCCAATGAAATTTACTTTGTTTTGGTGGTGTATGGAATTTAATCAAGGTGCTAAGGCTGCGATCGAAAGGATGGTTGAGGCTTATGGGGTTAAGACAAAACTTGCTTTGTGTGATGCATTGGGTGTAACTGCCAGCGCTCTATCTAACCGACAAGTCCGTGATTCATTTCCTGCTGAGTACGTTCTGAAGTGTGCTTTAGATACAGGGGCATCATTACGGTGGTTAACATACGGCCAAGGGGACATGTTTGAACAAAACATTATTACAGCCCCATCGGCTCTGGCAGTACCTTCCAAAAAACTTCACAACCGGCAGTTGCTCGATGGCGATACTCTTCTTTTAGATAAAGCTTTTTTACCCAACAACATAAAAAAACCGATAGTTATAACTGATGGAAGAACCCATTACATAGCAACACAAGAATATGACGAAGTTTATGATGGAGTATGGCTTCTAAATATAGATGGAAATATCAGTATCCGTGAAGTCGTACGAACGCCAGGGAACAGAGTCAATATATCTGACCAAAAACATTCCTTTAACTGTGATCTTAATGAGCTCCTTGTGATGGCAAAAATCATAATGAAATGTACATTGGAATAATAAACTTTAAAGGAGGGAGTTATTGCCATGAGAGAAATCGCAAGGCTTAATAAAATAAAATTAAATGAACAAAGTCTTTCTAAACAATGGTTGTTTTGGTTGTCCATTTTAATCCCGTTGATAATATCACTGATGTTATCAATCCCTTTATGGCTTCAAACAAAAATAAACCTTTCTCCTGAAGGTTATGATACTTTTTTGAAAGTATTTAAATTACCTATCGGGGTTTTGTCTCTATCCATACCATTTGTAGCAATAGTTGCACATATCCACAGAACAATACAAACAGCAAAACAAATAGAACTTACAAATCAAAAGAATATTACAGATCGATTCTTTTCACATCACAAATATATTGTAGATTCGTTTTCATCTATAAAAGGAAACGATTTTAAAATAAACAAGACAACAATTACACCTAAAATATCTCATCCACATGCCTTATATAACAAAACATTCCCCACCTCTTCATATATTTCAGGTGTTGATATTAGCTCGAAAAAATTTTACGTAGATTCATTATTAGAGTTATTCTCAAGCGTCGATGATCTTCTTGAAGAAGCTGAGATGATTTTTTTGGGAAATGAACTCCCGCACCAGCGCATCTCTAAATCTGCTATGAATTTTGGTCGCCTGTGGATGACAATCAACGAAATAAATAGAATGATAGAGTTTTCAACACAATCAATAACTTTAGGAGAGCATTTTAAATTCCTCGCCAAGGATGTATCACATGAAGTTAAACTAGTAATCCCATATGTCAACGAAAATGAATTAAAAGAAATTATTGGGGCTACAATATTCATTACCAACCACATATTAGAAGTCATAGGGGATGGTAAGAGAGTTAGTTTTGAAAGTAACAAATTTATTTTTGAATACCATATAAAAAGTGAAATTAATTTATATGACAATATATTTAAAGGTTTAGTGAAAAGTAATGAAGGATGTATTTTTTCTATGGGGAAAAACATACTATCTAAGGACGAGATTGATGCATATGAATTCTTACCAAAATATAAAGAGTAATTTCATATAAAAACATATCGTAGGCTAAATTAAACGCAGTTAATCAAAAAAGTTAAAGAGAATCACAATGGCAGTTCGAAAGCAATCATCCGGTAAGTGGTTATGTGAATGCTACCCTGCTGGCCGCGAAGGTCGCAGGGTACGTAAGCAGTTCGCAACCAAAGGTGAAGCCTTGGCATTTGAGCGCTTCACTATGGAGCAGGTAGATAACAAACCGTGGTTAGGCGAAGCGATCGATCGCCGCAAGCTGAGTGAGGTTGCTAAACTTTGGTACAACCTGCACGGCCAATCCCTCACCGCTGGTGAACGTACCTACAAAAAATTATGCCTGGTGATTGAAGCCTTGGGCGATCCCTCTGCTACCTCCTTCACCGCTAAAGACTTTGCGCATTACCGTGATAAACGATTGTCAGGCGAAATCTACTTTTCTGAAAAATGGAAGAACGGCGCAGATCCTGTCACCGTCAATCTTGAACAAAGCTACCTGAGCGGTATGTTCAGCGAGCTGGCCCGGCTTGGCGAATGGAACCAGCCCAATCCATTAGAGAACATGCGCAAGTTCACCGTCGCAGAAAAGGAAATGGCGTGGCTTACCCATACACAAATCACCGAGCTGTTAGCAGCCTGCAGCAAAGGTGATACTGATTTGCCGCTTGTGGTCGAGGTGTGTCTCAGTACTGGCGCACGCTGGCGAGAGGCGGAAAATCTCACCCGGTCGCAAATAACACCGCATAAGATCACGTTCATTCGAACCAAAGGAAAAAAGAACCGCAGCGTTCCGATCAGTAAAGCACTGTATAAGAAGCTGATAGCAAGAGGGGATGATCGCCTGTTCAGCGAATGCTATTTCCGCTTTATGGCAGCGCTCGAAAACACCAGCATTCAATTACCCAAAGGCCAACTAACCCATGTGTTACGCCATACCTTCGCGGCACACTTTATGATGTCTGGCGGTAATATTCTGGTGCTACAACGCATCCTCGGCCATCATGATATTAAGATGACAATGCGCTATGCTCACCTTGCGCCGGAACACCTCGAAAGCGCCCTGCAATTCAACCCGTTAGCAACCATGCCAAGTGGCGACAAAGTGGCGGCATAG